GGTTCGCAGTCGCAGAAGGCGAGCGTCCGAAATCCGTTCCACTTTGCAGCAAGAGCAAATCCTCCGATGCCGCTGAAGAGATCGAGGTGGGTGGGTTCATTCACTTGGCCATCTCTTTGGCAATCAACCTCGCCGCATCCACGTCAGCGAGCATCGCCCGGAAGCGCGGGGCCACGGTGCGCTCGGCGCGGTCGCGCTCCTTGACGAGCTTGCGCTTGATCCGGTCGAGAATTTCGACCAGCCACTTGGTGTTGTCATGGTTCATGGGTAATGCGGCTCCGGTGGATTGGGCATCTTGGTTAGCCCGTAGGTTGGGTTTTCGCATCTGCGGCAGTCCTTCATGTCAAAATCCAACACATCGCCCGATTGCAGAAGGACGGTGAAGACCTTGTTGTGGTCGCATCCGTAGTCGGTGGCTAGGAAAGCCAAGCCTTCTCCCTTGGGCGTCATCATCCAGATTTCAGGATTTAACTGAAGCATCACGTTCGTACCTCCCTGTCAAAAGGTTCAGCTTCCAGCCGTTGCCGTGAAATCGGTCGTAGAGCATGACGTTGAGAAGGCGTGCCTTGGGGCCAAGGGCGAGGGGGAATAGCAGCCCCGGCTCAACCGCGTTGGATTCCAGCATCAGTCTGAAAAATTTCACATCGTCCTCGCTGATTTGTGGTTTCTTTATGAGCATTGGGGATGCACTTGCCCGTAGGCGGGGTCGGTGATTACGCAGTCCTCGACATGGGTTCCGTACCCAAGGCCGCGTTCATCGAAGTAGTAGATGAGGGCGTAGGGGTCAAAGTCTCCCTCTGGCTCGCTGCATAAGGACCAGCGCCCAGGCGGGATGGTTTTGCCGTCCACTTGGAGCGTGCAGTATTTCTCCCAGCTCATCGGTCGCCTCGGTTAAGCCAGATGATAAGGGTTCCGATTATCATTCCGGCGATGCCTGCCAGGCCAACAAGCAAATCCCTCATCGCTTCTCCCTCTTCAGCCCCGCTTCCAGCGCCAGCCTAAAGCCGTAGGCAAACATGGCCTGCCGATCCCAGAGGATTTTCTTTCGGCCAAACTTGACCAGTTCCGCATAGATTTTGTCGTCGCAATCCACCTGTAACTCGCAGTAGGGGACGTCCCTGACGTGTCGCACCGTAACCACAGAAAGCTCTTTCTTCCGCCTCACTTTAACCGCCTTATCATTTCGACAATCCACCCCAGCGCGAAACACAGCAGAAGAAACAGGCCCGCCAATGTTCCAAAGATCAGCGCCAACTGAAACGTCATAAGGGCCACGGCCGCCAGAAACTCGAAGATGTCCTTCACGTTTGGTATCTCCCCGCGACATACCGGTTCAGCGTTGCCTGATCCACTTTAGCCCCGGCAAGACGGCACCAGAACAGAACCGTCCCGTCCTTAAAATCACGGACCAATCGTTTGATCGCCGGGATTTTTCTATAACAAAGACAGTCGGAGAGGCGGTGACGCGGCTGCCCGATGATCTTGAGACCTTTAAGAATCTTCCTGCGGTTGAGCAGATGAATGTCCAGAATCGCCCTAGTGGCGACCTCGCCCGCCAACTGCTTGTAACGTTCATTGACGTCTCCCTTGACTAACGCGTCCGCGTCCATTGTTTCTTCCGGGTTTTGCCTGACCGCTCCTGGCACCAGGCGGCGTAAAGGTTCCAGAGCTGGGCCGCGTCCTGCGCGGACTGCTTGTCCTCAAACAGATCGGTGAGCGGAGGAAGCCCGTTGGGCGGCTCGGCTCCCCATAGGCGCGGGCCGATTGGGTTTCCGCCGGTAGTGTGTAACCGCCACCGCCCGCACTCCTCGACCACCTTCACAAAGGTCATCGCCCCAGCTCCTTCAGCTTCTCGTCGTCCGCCTTGACCACCTCGATCAGCTTGTCCATGTCGGCGGACTGCCCGGCGTAGTGAATAATTTTGGCGTCCTTGTAGCGGTCCAATCCAAAGTGTTCCTCCACGCTGGTCATGCAGTTGTAGGCGGGGTCCAGATCCTCCAGCGTGACCTTCCACAAGTGCGCCATGATGTTGAGCCACGTCTGCTCGCCGAAGTGATTGGGGTGGACGGCCAGGGGCGGCATTGAAAGAATGCCGATGGCGCGGTTCGTTATGACAAAAACTCCGGTGTTGACGTAAAACTGCGGCTCAATATGGCCGCCGAAAGCGGAAGCCAAACTGACCATGCCGGGTTTGCGATCTAGGTAGGCACCCTCGTCAAAAGCCTTAAACGATCCGCACGATTCCCCAATGTCCTCACAGTCCGTTGTCACCAGCACGTCCGCGTCCAAGAAAGTGATCTGCTCGTAGCCCTTCGTGGCCATAAAGTTTGCGATGACCGACTTGGTATACTGCGCCGGTTCCGTCAGCGGCTTGGCGATGGCCAAAAAATCCTGCCCCGTCCGCTTGGCGTAAGCGTCCATGCGGGGCTGAGTGACTTTGAGAAGTTCCTCCCATTTGTCCCCAAAAGCCGTTGTGACAACCGCCCGCTTCACGCCGGTAACTCCCATGTCTGGCGGCAGGCTAGGTCTTCAAGTTGCTCGGTAGCGACTCGAACTACATCATGGGCAGGGGAGGTGAGCCGATCTCCGTTGGCGTTGAAAATCCGAAGATTCTCCACCACCGCCTCAACCGGCACCTTTGCGAAGACGTGCTGCCGAAAGCCCTCCGGGCCGATGTCTTTCTCCTCGGTCAAGACATCGACGTCCGCACTGGCTCCATACGAAACCCCCTCGTATTCAAAATCGCATTCCAGTTCCTTCCATCTCATAGCCGGGGTAGCTCCTTCTTGAGTTGCGCCCATGCGAACAGCGACCGGACAATCGCCCGCTCTAGGTGATCCAAGGCCGTCTCGCCGTTCTCATCGGGCTGTGGGGTGTTCAAGTGAATCTGCATCTGGGCGGTGGCGTTGTGCCGGATGGCCCGTTGAATGTGGTAGTCATAGGTCGGCTTGTCCTTTTCAAACCACTCGCCGTAAGCCGACTTGGCAGATCCCTTGCCCATGACCCGCCAGACAATCTCTGCGGCCGCCTCGCCAAGTTCGCCTATGGTGGGAGGCGTCATACTGAAACAACCTTGTGCCGTTTAATGTGGCGGCGGTTTTTGCCGTTGTTCTTGCAGCGGTGAGTCTCGCGGCCCTTTACGGTCCGCTTGCAAGTAGAGCCAGGAATCTTGTCAGCCGTGTAGAGATAGCGTTGCTCGTTATTCATAGCTCCATCCCCGGAGGCGTGTAGCCCTTTAGCCAGGACCAGATTTTTAGGAGGTTCTTAAAAGCCCCAAACGACTCAACCAGCTCCTCCTCATCCCACTGCTTGGTCAGGATGCGGGTCGGATCGTTGCTGGGCAGCACCACCGATACGCACGCCAGATCCGGCTTCTCCTCCTTGCAAATTTCCCGGTATGCCGAAAGCTGTGGGCAGTCGCTCTCTGAATAAAAAGGCTCATATTTTGGGTTGTATTTTCTGTTCTTCAAATCAATCACCGCCGTGCCGATGTCCTTTAATTCCACCAGGGCATCGCACCGCCCGGCGTAGCCCCGCCCCACCAGCGCCTTTTCGCACCAGTAAGTTTTGACTACGTTCTCCTTGGCCCATTTCTTGAACGTCTCGATGTAGGGCTGAAGGGCTGGCTCCTTGGAATGCTCCCGGCCAAGCAGAATGTTTTCGGCCTCCAGGTGCATATCGGTGCCGTGCTGCGCCGCCTTGGTCGTGGACTCCTTGCTGTCGGCCACGCACCGCTTGGCGTATTCGGTCAGATCCTCGCCGTCCTTGCGGGGCAGGGTGAGGGAGGAGAGGATGGCCTGCTCCACCTTCCATGCCGTGAGGTTGGGTTTTTCAAGGATGCCCAACACGCTGGTGACGGACGGAAGAAGTTTTAGCTTCCTCGCGTCCGCCACCGTGGTGTTCCTCTCCTTGCCGTTGGCACCGATAATCACGTGGGCGGATTGTCCGTCCTCCGTGTACCAGTGGCCCGACTCCTCCGTCTTTACCAGACGGGAGGTGCTGGGTTCCTTGGAGGTGAGGGTAAGCGCCATCAGAACGGCACCGAATCGGTGTCCTCGTCGCTGTCTTGGCTGGCGGCTGCCGCTGCCTTGGCTGGCTTGCCCTCGGCAAACTCCTTGCTGGCGCGGATCTTGTCTTGCAACCACTCTGGCAGGTGGCTGAACGCGCCCTTCTCGCCTTCCTCAATCTCGTAATAGACCGGCTCGTTGAACGGCTTGGCGGGCTTCATGCCTTTCGGCAACTTGCTCACGCCAGTGATGGCGGCGTAGGTGCGCCCCTGGTTGCTTGTCTTGTGAATGACGTTGATGAGCGCCGATTTGCCCAAGAGGTTCTTGAGGCTGAACTCCTTCAACTCCGCCGAGGTGAAGGCCTGGCCCCGCCAGCTTTCCAGCAGTTGGCGAAGGCTGGACTTCTGGCCAAGGCTGCGGGTCTTCTCGGTCGAGACGACCAGCGGCTTTTCCACCTTCGTGGTCTTGCCGTTCTCGACCACCTCAAACTCGTCGGTTAGGTCGGGCAACTCGAAGGTCAGCCGGACCTTGGCCTGCCACTTTTCCTTGTCGTCCCAGCTCGACTTCTGGGTGCCAAGGTCAACGAGGGAGTACAGCACCGCCCGGTGCGACCCAGCCTCAATGGGCTTCTTTTCCGCTCTGTCTGTTTCACTTAATGTTAGGCTCACTGTTTTTGTTCCTTTCTGGTTATGGTTTGTTTGGGTTGGTTGAAATCATCTCTCCCTTGACTACAAGTGTGGTTGGTTGAGCTACACTTAAGGCAAGAGTTGGACGCTCCAGCAGGGGAGGGGCCAACTCTCTGGCGATCTGGCAGACATCATCCGCGTTCATTATCACCATCCAGTTCTTTGAACCGTTACGCCGGAACCAGACGCTTGGTATCTTTCCGCTTGGCGCGTCCGACATAGCCTGTTTGAGCCATATTTCTGGTTTTAACGCCTGGCACCGTTTGGCCTCGACGTGGAAGGGAAAATTGCCGCAAACCACGTCCCCGGAGCCACCCTCCGGGTTGCCCGCATACTGCTGGCTTCGCCTTGCCTTGACCCAGCCCTGCTCTCGAAGGTAGCTGGCCAGCTCCCTTTCTCCCCTTGCTCCCTTTTGACGGCTGTTCATCTATGCCCGGAAAGTCAAACCGCCCCGACCAGATGGTTACGTCCCGCCCCTTGAAAACCTGCTCCGCT